GGTGAATCGCCAGCTTATGTCAATGAGATTAACCCGTGGGTTTTATTTTTAAGTAATCCTCGTGTTTTAAATAAGCTTGAAACTTTCAAGTTATTACAGGGCAATTTGAACATTAAGATCATGGTTAATGGTTCACCATTCCATTATGGTCGTATGTTCTTTGGGGTCAGACCGTCAATATATGATAACAATCCGTTAAATATTGGTCCAAAAGTGCAATTAGTTTCACCTAATTTTCATGACCAAGCTAACACGGATAGGACAATGCCATGTATGCAAAGTTTGTATTCACAGCGTCCTCACGTGTTTATTGATCCGTCTACTAACCAACCCCAACATATTACCTGGCCGTTTTTTGCGGCCGGTAATAATATAGATCTCATGGAACCCTTTACATTTAGACGTATGGGAGTGATAGAGATCTGGGAGCTTAATTCGCTTGCACATGCGAATGGTGCCACAGACCCTGTTGAAATAACTATGTTTGCTTGGATGTCCAATGCTAAACTAGCGGGTCTATCTCAAGGCACTGTTACACCCCAGTCAGGGGTTAAGATGCGCAAATCGAAAAATAAACCTAAATTTACAGCCAAGTCTGGTGCAGACGAATATGACAGTAATGGTTTAATTTCGGCTCCAGCTAGCACGCTAGCTAGTTATGCCAATTATTTCACCGAGATACCATACATTGGTGCTTTTGCAAAAGCTACCAATATTGCTGCATCTGCTGTTGCAGGTGTTGCAAAGATTTTTGGTTATTCTCGGCCACCCATTTTGACTGACACGTTGTTTGTACGTCCACAGCCGATGGGTAATTTGGCTAACACCACTGGTGCAGACCCATTGATGAAATTGTCTTTAGATCCTAAACAGGAATTGACAATTGATCCAGCTACTCTTGGTTTACCTGCAGATGACGAAATGTCATTTGCTTATTTACTAAAAAAGGAGGCTTGGATTGATACATTTAATTGGAATCTCAGCACTACTCAAGCAGAGGGCCGTATTTACAGCCTGATGTTACATCCACACACCTCTCCTAGTTTCTTTACACCAGTAGTTGGTGCGGATGGTGGAAATGCTGCACATACTAAAACTCCAGTTGGGTTCATCGCTGAACCTTTTGAATACTGGACTGGTTCGTTAAGAGTCAGATTTCAGATAGTATGCTCGCAATTTCATAGAGGCCGGTTAATGTTTGTATACGAACCAACCCCTTGGGCTGAAGGTACAAATGTTGACACAAATAACCGCTTTGTCCATGTTATTGACATAGCGGAAGAACGTGATGTTACTTTTGAAGTTAATTGGACTCAAGAAGACGCTTATAGGCGTGTTCAAATTGGTCCATTTAATCACGTTTCGCGATTAGGTCCTGTTTCTGGTTTTGCCACTGGTGGCTATGCCTCTAGGTCAAACGGTGTATTACAAGTTTATGTTGTAAATCAATTGGCCGCACCTACAGACTCTGCAAACGTTTCAATAAACGTTTATATGAGCGCAGGTGATTCATTTGAGGTTAAAGCTCCTAATGATATAAATAGAATTTCCTATTCGCGTTTAGATGAACCTGCTGGGCCTCCAGCACTGGCACAGTCGGGGATGAAAGAAATTATCACTCCCAACGAGAATATGCCAGAGCAAGACTCTATGTATGTTTTAAATGGAAATTATAAAACTTTACAATTAGAGCAGTCGCAGGTTTACTTTGGAGAGCATATTGTATCTTTTCGTTCACTTATGAAAAGATACATTTATCATCGCTCTCTAGATGTGACGGTCGTCCCGTCGCCTCCCGCTGGAGGTGCAGTTTACTTAACAGAATTTGTTGTACGTAATCTGCCCAACGGCCCTGGACTACCTTATGGTAGTTCAGTTGGTGGTACTTTAACACCAGTATCCGGTGCCATCATTTATAATATATGCGCTATGACATACATTAGATATGTAATGAGTGCATATGTAGGATACAGAGGAGGTTTGCGCTGGAAAGTTGCTGCATATACGCAGCTTAATGATTCAGCTGCATTACGCGTGAGTCGAGCTTCAGCAAATTCTATTGAGACATCGTCTCAAACCTTGCTGTTGGACTCTACTACTACACGCAGCCAGCTAGCCCAAAGATTTTTGGCAAATGGGGAAGCATATAGCTATTCCCATGGTGGTTCATCTGAGGTAGCAACTGATGTGAACCCAGTGCTCGAATATGAAATTCCTTTTTATCATCGATATCGTTACATGGAATGTAATGGTACCGGTGCTGTAAGCGGGAACGTTCTTGAAGAGCCTTGCCACGTTATTAATGTAACTGCAAAGCAGAATGATAACAATGGTCTTGGTTGGCTTGAATTTAATTCATCAATTGGAGAAGATTTTTCATTATTCTTCTTTATTGGTGCGCCTCCTACGATGTTCTCAGACGTTACTTCTGTAACGCCTATATAGGACATCACGACCTTCATGTCGTTAAACTGTTTGCTACATTGTAGCGCAACGCCACTTCATAGTTGAAGATACACGTCGTGTATCTTCTTCTGAAGATACACGGTCGGGCCGTGTATGCCCAGTGGCGGGGAATTAC